GGGTCAGGTGGTGGTAATAATACTGGAGGTGGAGCTGGAGGTGGAGAAGTTTTAACACAAAGTTCTCTCCCAGTATGTGGTCCTTTCGCAGTTACTATAGGAGGTGCAGGTGCAGGTGCAAGTTCTCCTGGTACTCCTGGTGTTTGTGGTACAGCTACTTCTATTCCTGGTATTCCTTCTTCTTCTCCAGCTGCATTTGGTGTTAAAGGATTAGGTCAAGCAACAACAACTTATTCAGGTGGTGCTTCGGGCAGTGGAAACGCTGGTGGTATTGGATATAAACAAACTCCTGGTGGGGCACCCGCTCCCGCAGGAACTGGTGGTGGAGGCGGCGGGGATGCTGCAGTAGGTTCAAATGGAAACCTGGCTCCTTCTCCTGGTGTGGGTGGAACAGCTGGTGCTGGAACAGATATTACTCCTTTCATGGCATGTGCTCCTAATTCAGGTGTATATGGTGGTGGAGGCGGTGGCGGTGGCTATGGTGGCCCTGCAACTCCTGCGGCTCCTGGTGGTGGTGGTACTGGAGGTATATATTGTGGATCTGGTGGTAATGCTACTGCTAGTACTGGTGGCGGTGGTGGTGCTGCAGGTGCGGGTGGTGTATGTGGTGGAAATGGTGCTGGAGGAATAGTAGTCGTAAAAGAATTAAATAAAGCAAGTGGTGTGTGGTCAATGTCCTCTCAATATGAAGCACGGAGAGCAGGAACATGGATAGAACCAAAATGTGAACTCGCAGTAGATTATTTAGTAGTAGCAGGTGGAGGTGGAGGTTCCTCTGGAGATAATGGTGCTGGAGGTGGTGGTGGAGCTGGTGGTTTGAGAACTTCTTATTGCAATCCTTGCGCTCCAACGTTGACTTTAGCAGCTTGGGGTACAGTCCCTATTACAGTCGGGGGTGGTGGAGCTGCTGGTTCAGGTGCAGCACCTGCGGATACTAGAGGAGGTCAAGGAAATGATTCAGTATTATGTTCAATCACCTCTAGAGGTGGTGGATATGGTGCATCTTATCAAGTTTCCCCTCTCGGGGGTTCTGTCCCTGGAGGTCCTGGTGGTTCAGGTGGTGGTACAGGTGTTATTACAACTCCATGTGGTGCAGGTACAGGAGATACTCCTCCTGCTCCAGCTGGTTTAGGTGGCCCTCAAGGAAATGCTGGTGGGTTAGGTTCGCCAGGGGCTAACTCTGGTGATGCTGGTGGTGGCGGAGGTGGACATAGTGGTGCTGGTACTACTGGAACAAATCCCCCGAAAGCGGGACCAGGCGGACCAGGAGGTGCTGGAACAGGATCAGCAATTAACCCAAGTCCTTGTGTTGGAACACCCGGCCCAAGTGGACCTTTAAGATATTTTGCTGGTGGTGGCGGCGGTGGAGCTAGAGCAACTGGTGGTTCTGGTGCTCCAGCATCAAGAACAGGTGGTAGTGGTGGTGTCGGAGGTGGTGGTGCCGGAGGACGTGGTTCTCCTGGTGGTAGCCCTGGTTGCAGTGCTACCGGAGGTGGAACGGCTAACACTGGTGGCGGTGGTGGAGGTGGTGCTATGCCAGGAACATGTAGTAATCCCGGTGGAGCTGGCGGTAAAGGTATAGTCATTATTAGTCTTCCAACAGCTTCTAAACCTGGAACTTTTGCAGTAGCTCCAGGATGTAATGTAATAACGACATGCGGAGTTCGTACTATAGCAACTTTCAAAGTTAGTGGAGATCTTACTTTATAGGTGGAAAATATAATTCAAAGAAAGAAAAGAAAGCTAAGTGAAAAAACAAATAATTGATACGTGGGGACAAGCTCAAAAATCTTGTGATTGGCGTCAAGTATCTAATTTTGAATTACCTGCAGAACTATTTACTTGGTTAAAAAAAGCCTGCAAGCAAGCTAAACAAAAAGCTAGTAAAGCTAATACATCTTTAGTGGGCCATATTAAAGAAGAATATCATTTAATAACAACACCTACATCGGGAGAGACGGTTTATCATATAGAAATAAATAAAAATTTTATAGAATTTTTATTGCAATGCACTGATTCTACATTTTGTAGAGAACATCTCAATAACATTAAATGTTTATCCTCGAGTAAACCATTGTATGTGCATGACCTATGGGTTAATTATATGAAGAAACATGAATTTAATCCCCCACACAATCATTCAGGGGCTCTATCTTTTGTTATATTTGTTAAAATACCTTATGATTTACAGGCGGAAGAAAATCAATTTACAGTGAATAACCAAATCACCAACCCATCAACTGGGAAGTTAGAAAAGTCAAAATCATTAAACTTTACATCTAAATTTACTTTTCATAACACAGAATCTGATGGAACTATTCATAGTGAGTGTTTAAGCGTTGATAAAAGTTTTGAAGGTAAAATGCTAATGTTTCCATCGGCACAAATACATGAAGTATTTCCCTTTTATACGAGTGATAATTACAGGATTACGGTCTCTGGTAATATTAGGATTAAAGTATAAAGAAAAACGAAAAATATACTCTTTACTCTCTCTTTAAATTAAGGTAAAACATATGTATAAAGACATATGAACTTAACAAATTATTATTGGTATTTTCAATCAGCAGTTCCTTCTAGAATTTGTGATGAAATTGTTAAATATTCAAAATCTATTCAAGACGGTATGGCTACTACGGGTGGCTATGGAGACCCTAAAAAATTAAACCGACAACAAGTTAAAGATTTAAAAAAGAAAAGAGATTCAGACATTGTCTGGTTAAACGAGCGTTGGATCTATAAAGAACTTCAACCTTTCGTTCATCAAGCCAATGCTAATGCAGGTTGGAATTTTCAATGGGATCATAGTGAATCTTGTCAATTTACACAATATAAGAAAGGACAATATTATGACTGGCATTGTGATGGTTGGGATAAACCTTATCAAAGAGAGCAGGGAGATCCATCAGGTGGTAAAATTAGAAAATTGTCTATGACATTAACTTTATCGGACCCTAAAGATTATAAAGGCGGAGAATTAGAATTTGATTATAGAAATTTAGATCCCGATAAAAAAAGAAAAGTTGTAAAATGTAAAGAAATATTACCTAAAGGATCCTTGGTGGTATTTCCTGGATTTGTTTGGCATAGAGTATGTCCAGTTAAAAAAGGAACCAGACATAGTATAGTCATGTGGAATTTAGGATGGCCATTTAAATGAAAAAGAAAAAAAGAAGTCAGCAAGAATTAGATCAGATATCCTGTGGAAGTCCTAAGGTATCTCCACTACAATTAAAGCAAGGTGGAAGTTCTCAAACATTTCCAACACAATTAACTAGAGAAAATTATTTTCAATGTCCCGTATGGTTTGCAGATGCGCCTCAATTTGTTGAAGATTTAAATAAAGCTTCAGATAAATATATTGAAGTAGCAAAGAAAAATTTAAAAAAAGATATAGCCAAAAGAAATAAAGGGTTTGGAGATAAAGGGGATATGGGAAATGTATTTCATTCAACTCCTTTAGTTGGTGACCCTAATTTTTTACAATTACAAAATTATATTGGAGCCACGGCCCACAATCTATTAATAGAAATGGGCTTTGATTTAACTAATTTTCAAGTCTTCATAACTGAGATGTGGGTACAGGAATTTGCTAAAAAAGGTGGTGGTCATCATACATTACACACCCATTGGAATGGTCATATGTCAGGCTTTTATTTTTTAAAAGCCAGTGAAAAAACATCAAGACCTATATTTGAGGACCCAAGGCCCGGGAACCTGATGAATCTTCTACCCCAAAAAGATACAACTAAAATAACTTATGCTAGTCATCAAGTTAATTATGAAGTAAAACCGGGAAGAATGATATTTTTTCCATCGTATATGCCTCATATGTATGCGGTTGATATGGGCTATGAACCCTTTAGATTCATACATTGGAACTGTCAAGCTATACCGAAAGGAGTATTAAATGTTCAAAAAGGATAAATACAAAGTATTAAGAGGAGCGATATCAAAAGAACTAGCTTCGTTTGTCTATTCTTATTTTTTAAAAAAAAGACAAGTAGCTCGTTTTTTATTTGATCAAAAATATATCTCACCCTTTACAGAATACTGGGGAGTATGGACTGATCAACAAATCCCTAACACCTATTCTCATTATGGAGACACAGCAATGGAAACATTGTTAGAAGCTTTAAAAGTAAAAATGGAAAAAGAAACAGGATATAAGTTAAATGAAACTTATGCCTATGCCAGAATTTATAAGAGTGGGGATATTCTTTATCGCCATAAAGATAGATACTCATGCGAAGTATCTACTACCTTGAATTTAGGAGGAGATCCGTGGCCTCTTTATCTAGATCCAACAGGTAAAAAAGGGCAAGCAGGTATCAAGGTTGAGTTAGAACCAGGAGATATGTTAATTTATTGCGGGTGCGAAATAGAGCATTGGCGAGAAGCTTTCACTGGTAAAGACTGCGGTCAAGTTTTTTTACATTATAATGATTCCAAAAAGAAAACCGCTAAAACAAATAAATTTGATGGGCGTCCTTTCCTAGGACTTCCCGCCTGGTATAAAGGCTTTAAATCTAATTGATTATAGGTTAAAGGTAGTATATTTTACTCTAGGAGAGTTATATGCTTCATAAGATTACACTACAACCGGGCTTAGATAAACAGTCCTCAGACACAGGCGCCGAAGGAAAGTGGGTTAACGCCGATTATTCCAGATTTCGTTATGGCTATCCTGAAAAAATAGGAGGCTGGCAACAGCTTGGAAGTGATACTTTAGTAGGCGCAGGCAGAGACCAGCACGTATGGGTGGATAATGATGGCAATAGGTACGCGGCTATTGGTACAAACAA